CACCTGTTTCACCGCCGGTTTCTTCTTCAGGCTTTGCTTCTTCAATAGCTTGATCGACTAATTTTTCTTGATACCGTTGCTCGTCTATCTCTTCGATCTGCTCGTCAGTTAAGCCCCAGATCGTCTTACGTATGAATTGTTTGCTGCCCATACCTTCTGGCGAAGATCCTGCGATTTCAAACTTAGAACGCCAGAGTTCTAGTTTCTGTTGCTGTGCGACCGTCGATGGGTTGGATAGTCTTAGAGTAAAGTTTTGAAGATCTTCTGCGTCGAATCCATTTGCATATAGATGAATTATCGCGAGTTTATTTAGCTCTGATATTAACACTCTCTGAATCACGTTAATTGTACGAGAAAAGCGAATGTCTTCTTGCGCTAGAGTTGCTTTTGAAGACAGCATTTCATCGTAACCAAGATAGGCTCTTGGAATCTTCAACGCAGCAAAAAGCTTCTTTTGGATATATGCGACGTCTTCGACTGCGGCAGCGTTTTGGCCACCTGCCAATGTATCGATTCGAGTTCCAGATTCGCCACCGCGAACTGGAATAAAATAGTCATCTTCAATAGAAAGTGGCGCATAGCGAAGGTCTAGACGCCCTGTCGCGCGGTCAACCACTTGATTAGTGCGGAGATTTTTTCTTTGCTCCTCAACATACATCGGTACGTTCTCTGGAGGTATATTCGCAACGTCAATATAGAAGACTCGGCGCTCGGGTGCGCGAACGACGCGATAAACTAACATCGCGTCTTCGATAAGGATTAACTGTCTCCATATTCGGCGTGCGGCTTCAATAACTGACGAACCGTACGGTAAGAACATGTCGTTACCGAGAAGACGAAAATGCGTAACTTCCCAGTTTTCAAGAGTTCTATTACCTAATGTAACCCAACGATATCTAACAGCAAAAGGATCATTTGGGTCGTAGTTCTCTTCTCGCTCTATCTCATTAACTGGAATTGGAAACGCGTTAATGACGCCGTATTGAGGAGACACATCGTTATAAAGGAAGAAGTCTCCATACTTGACGAGGTTACGGGCCCACGATCGAAGGTTAAACTCTACGTTAAGCGTATTGTAAAAAAGATCCTCTAAAATCTCTTTGATCTTTTCGTTATCGGAGTAAATGTGAAGCGCTCTACCTTTATCATCTTGCGCAACTGTTTCATCAGCGTAGATGTCCATTGCTGCAGCGATTTCAGGCGTGTACTCCATTTCGGAGAAGTCCTGATATCTCATTAATCTTTCTGAAAGATTATATGCGTTTGCTGTAATGGTCGCATAGGTTGGAGCTAGCGACTTTTGAAATAATAATGCTCCGGATGATTTTGTCTTGTCAGCAACTGCTATCGTTGTATCAAAATTTCTTATCTTTCGCTTGACGACGGGGCCGCTTTTAAAAAGCTTAGATAGTCTTTGAAATAACGATGATTGTGATTCTTTTTCTTTTGCCATTTTTTTATGCCGCTCCAATTAGGGAGACAGCTCTTTCGTTTCTTAATAATAACTTTTAAAAAACTGTATACTGTCTAATGTGTCAGGTCGCTGGTTTTAATGTAACTTTTTTAGAGCCCGCATCGCTTGGTTGTGGAGCAACCTTGGGTCCGTCTACATATTCTAGTGGCGATGCGACGATTCTTTTTAACATCTTCTCGGTTTCTAAAAGGTGTTTTTCTAAAGAAGCTCCGGAAGAATCTGCGCCAGATTTTGCTTTTGCAGAAGCGACGGACTTAAAAGACTCAATTGCCTTAAGAAGTTTACTGGCGTTTTGAGCCATAGCAGCGGCTTGGTCTTCCTTTTCGCCCTCTCTTAGAACTTGAACTTCTTCTGAAATAATTTTTCTTAATTGAGAAATTGTTAACTTAGGCATATTGATTCCTTAACTTTAATAGATATTCTCTTTAAATAATTTTATCGATACAGCCAAGAAAAATCTGTCGCATCCACGTGTCTTACCTGGGATGGATCTTTTGGCTTATGCGCTTCTCGTGGGTTAAATCCGCTCATCATAGCGTTGGGAACGGGCTTGACACTCGAAACATCACCTGGCATATTTGTTTGTTGTTGAACCTTAGTTGCTTTCAACATTGCGTATGCTAAGGCGGTTGCTTGTTCATTAGCAACCGAATCTCCTGCAACTAGCCAGGTAGCTATCGCAAGACTCATGATCAGATCGTCGTGAGCGTCCTTCGCAGCTTGCGCGCGTGAACCATTCCAGACGAATGCTTGTAATTGATCATAAAGTCGTTGTGAATAAATTTTTATTCTGTTGTTCCGAGCTAGCTCTTCTAGCTTTGCTAATATTTGACTTCTATTTTTAGCCTGTGTAGAAAATCCAGGTACGGCATTGGGATCGGTAGGCCTAAATTCGAATGGATCGCCTGAAGCTCCCTGGTAATACAATCTTGGATACCCATCGTCTCTTAATTTGACGCAAGTAAAGTAGCCAAAAGTATTTTGTTCGGGGCAGATTAATGCCTCATTGTATTGCTTTCCATATTCAAACAAAAGGTCGGCTAATTTATCAGGTGGTATTTTTCCCATGTATTCAGCGACTACTTCGCACGTTGCATTATCGACAACATGAAAAGTTGAAAAATCTCCTGCATCTCCGCGAGCGACGTCAGCTGCAATGACGTATTTATTGCCAGCTTCAGGCTTTCTCCAAATCCACACGCCAGACTGAGGACCTGATTTTTCGATAGGCGGTCTGATAGATTCTCTAATAACCTCTAGTTCACTGGGTTGTAGAAATGTATCGCCAGAAGAAATAAAGTCGCAAAGAAACTCTTGAGCAACTTTGCGCTTCGGAAGATTCTTGGTCTCTTTTACAAACCAATCGTCGTCGTGTTCCGGATGTACCCACCACGGAAGTTTGATCGTATTAAATTCGTTTTGTTTGGTTTCGCCGTCCATCCAAAGACGATAATACTGACCGCCTACACCATTAGGGGTCGATATGATGATTGCGTTACCGCCGGTCGACAGGGTAGGATACAGACCTGTCCAAATGTCCTCGAAGTCTCTAATAAACGCAGCCTCGTCGACAATGAGCAATGACAACGCTTCGGAACGACCTGCGTCAGGAGAAGTTGGTATCGCGTTAATTTGTGAACCATTGTCAAACCTAATGGCTTGCTTCGTCGGTTCAAACTTCGTAAGAAGCAACCACTTGGGCAAACCGTCTAGCATGATCTTCACCTTTTTAATGAAGTTCATTGCAGTTGATAGTTTAGTCGCAATGACTAAAACGTTTTTATCTTTTTTGAAAATTGCGAACCAAACTGCATAAGCAGCAGTGACAGTAGATAGACCTAACTGTCGCGACTTAAGAACGATATTAAATCTACTTTGTTCGAAGTGTTTTACGCAATCGTCCTGAAAGTCGTAGGTTTCAAATGGTATAAGACCTCGCACGGTGTGCTGGATCTTTACATAATTTTTCATAAAGTAGACCGGGTCCTTTCCGCATCGGACGATCTCCTTTATTTGGTCATTTCTACTTAAGGGTTGTGTCATGCTATTTCAAACGACGTTTTTCTACGAATATACGCCGTTCTTTTCGGGTTGTGAACGTTAAACCCGATTATTTCTACTGATGTAGAAGAATTATACTCTTTGGTCGTCAAAGATTCGCCAGTTAAATCTTTATACACAGACTTAACGTTCTTCAATACACCTGCAATAACTTCCTTAGACTCTTCTTCGTACATGCGCTTCATTAGAATCATTTCTTTTTCTGACGCAAAGTTTACGACAGCTTGGTACGAAGCTATCAAAACATCACCAGCCAAAGAAAACTTAACAGAATATGATGCTGTTTTTGGAGTCGACGTGCGGCCCCATGTTGTATCAAGCGCTTGGCCTAATGCATTGTAATCGATTTTAGGCATAGTATCTCCAACCCTTAAATATACAGCTCTTACTCGAAGACGATGTTAGGATTCGTAAAAAGCCGTTTTTCGACTGCTTTTTTAATTTTATCTGACTCTGGTCGCCAGCCTTTTATCCATTCTTCCTTGTTCGAATACGCCCACGTGTCTGCACAACTAACGCAACACTTAAATAGCTTATAGGTTTTTTCGTCTTCTTTATTACAAAAGCTAATTTGACAGACTTCACAAAACAAGGGCATATTAGCTTTTTCTTTAAACGAATCTGGTACGATTATTGCGTATCCATCTTTGTTTAAGATTTTTCGATTGCGTGGATAAGCTTTCCAGTTTGTCATTCGTCTACTCCAAAAACCACTCTAGAGTCTTTTTCGTTCTTCGTTATTTCAAGCATACAATCAACGACATCTTTAACTGCATCGACGTGTGTGATGATTAGTATAGTCTTGAAATATCTCTTAAGAGAAGTTAATAGTCTATTGCACGCTTCGACTGCAGCGTCGTCTAACGTGCCGAATCCCTCATCTACGATAAAGATATCGGGTTTCGGCAGTGAAGAAATATTGATCATAGCTACTCTAATGGCTAAAGAAGCTATTGTTTTTTCCATACCCGAGCATAGCTCTACTATTCTTCTAGAATCTCCGTAGTTAATGTAAATTTCAGAAGAGTCAGTGTTTTCATCATTCTCTAGTTCGATCGTAAAGTCTACTATACCATGAAGTATTTTTGCAATCTCGGCGTTGATCGCAGGCAGTTGAGACTTGATCACGATTAAGGGAATTCCCTTCTTAGAAAAA